ATCGCTAAGGTGACTGAAGCTGGGTCCACATCACTTCCTCAAGTGCTGTTCTATATTGTCGAGCTTTTCCATCACTGCCTTAAAGGATTCCTTGACCTCTTTGAACTCGCGGTCAGACGCTTCTTTGCTCGCAGACGTTTGCGCCTTGATGACAGCAATGTCCGTCGTGTTCTGCTGTGTCTTGAGGTGTAGTAGCCATACGAATCCGGCCAGTGGCGCAACAACCCACTGCATGATGGTGTTAAGCACGTCCATCGGTACGCTCCTTTATCTCATCCATGATGCGGAGAAGCGCGGTAAAGCAGTCGCGAGCCTCGGCAGCCAGTTCACTACGTACACGGTACGCTTTGAGTTCCTCAAGCGCCGCTTTGCGGTCATCCCACACTAGGTGAGAGGTCGGGTACCCGTCAAGGCGCCGTCGCATAATCTCGCCACCCATCAGGTGCGCACCGGTCAGCACGTATGCTGCCCCGGCGATCTTGTCGTCCGTGTCCAGAGACTCGGCGTATGCGTAGGCAGCAGGTACAGGCGTGCTGATGCGCCCCACTTCAGCGATGTCGTCTTCCAGCCGCGCGGTGCGGTGCAGAACCACAGGCAGCGTGGGGTCGATCTTGTGGTGGATGCGATGGATCGCGTAGAGCCAGTCGCTGTACCAATCCATAGGCGGCTTGCCAGACGCCATGGCAGCGCCCACGAGGTGTTCCTCGCAGGCGTGATGCTGGTCGCGCGTGGCTTCCCAGAGTGGTCGCATTATGGAGCCTCTGGCCAGTTGATGTCCGTGGGAAAGCCGGCCTGCGCCGTGATGTCCCGCAGCGCTTGGCGGTAGGTAGCCCATGCAGCTTGGTCCACGGGAGCGTCAGGGATTTGAGTCCAGTCTGATGCGGCAAGTAGGTCGTTGCGTTGCGCGCGGGCTTGGGCGGCGAGGGCTTCGAGATCAACAGGTGGTGCAACGTAAACCCATTCAGAGCCATTCCACTGGTGGTCCCCAGAAGGGATCAGCGGCACCTCAACGGTTCCTGCGAGGTATGACGCAAATATCTCCGCACTTGGTGCGGTGTTAGTTTGCCAGTAACCTATCTTTGGATGAAAGAAACCATATTCCATTACCGTAACTCCTGCGCCGATGTGATTGACATTCCACCACCACTTGCTTGGTAGTAGTGACTGGGCGGGATAATTACACAAGCTGCGTCATAGGTGCCGCTAGAAAAGTCACCCCAACCTTGCGTAGAGAAAACGGACGTGCTGGGGCCAACCGAAATATCTAAGTTACCAGTCGCATTTGTCCGCATTTGAAAAACAATCGACCTGCCTGTGGTGTTTTGATACCAAACATTCGCGGAGCGAGAAACTGCCTGCCACGTTTGACCGACCCCAATGCCAGCAGGAATGTCAGACTTAAACGCTATCGCCCCTCGGTCAGTGGCATCAACTTGCGCCTTCAGTTCGCTACCGCTCCAGCCGATGTAAACTTTATTGCTCAACTGACCTGCACCACCGCCCTGCTGCACTGGGGTGAAACCAAGGGCACCTGCGGGGCCGGTAGGGCCTGTAGTGCCTGTACCCTGCACACCTTGTGGGCCCTGCGGACCAGTTGGGCCAGTCGAACCACCAGTGCCGTTAAGGCCAGATGGACCAGTTGGGCCTGCGGGGCCTGCGACTGTAGATTTCGCGCCTTGGGGGCCTGTCGGACCTGTCGGACCATTACCGGCTACACCCTGCGGGCCTTGCGAACCAGTGGGGCCAGTTGCGCCGGTCGGGCCGCCGCCGGTCGGGCCAGTTACACCTTGGGGACCTTGCGGACCTGTCGGCCCTGTTGCGCCTGTGCCCCTTGCACCGGTCGAACCTGTCGGACCCGTGGGACCGAACGTACCTTGTGTACCCTGAATACCTTGCGGACCAGTGGGGCCCGCTGCGCCGAGCGCACCGGATGTACCTTGGATACCCTGTGGGCCAGTGGGACCAACCGCACCGAGTGTACCGTCTATGCCCTGCGGGCCGCTTGGGCCGGTCGGACCTGCGAGACCTTGGAGACCACGGGGGCCGGTTGGGCCTTGTGGGCCGACGATCTGGCCAGCATTATTCCAAGCCGAACCGTCCCAGATGTACAGATCACCGGATGCCTGCACGATGATGGCATCGTTAAGTGTGTTGCCTGTAGGCGGCAGGTCACCAACAGTGGCGACCTCGCCAACAAAATTGATCGAGGTACCTTGAGGACCCTCTGAACCAGTCGGTCCAGTGTTACCCTGCGGACCTGTCGGACCTGCTACACCAATCGAACCTGTCGGGCCGCTGAGGCCAGTACTACCCTGAGTACCTTGAATACCTTGAATACCCTGCACGCCTTGCGCACCAGTCGGACCAGTGGGGCCGACACTACCTGCACCGCCTGCGGCTCCGGAGGCGCCCGTGGGGCCTGTCGCACCAGTCGAACCTGTTGGGCCTTTGAGGCCGGGTGTACCTGTCGGACCTGTAGGACCAGCGGCAGTTGACGCATCACCCTGCGGACCAGTGGGCCCTGTGGCCCCGTCAGCGCCAGCGGCGCCGGTCAGGCCCTGTGGACCAGTGGGGCCCTGCGGGCCTACGATCTGACCGACGTTATCCCACGCCGCGCCATCCCATACGTAGAGGTCGCCATCAGCAGTGACGATGTAAGCGTCGTTGATGACATTGTCGACAGCAGGTAGGTCACCGACAGTGGCGACCTCACCCTTAAATGTGATGGATGTACCCTGCGGGCCTTGCGACCCTGTTGGTCCAGTCGGACCTTGGGTTCCGGTTGGGCCTGTTACACCTTGCGGTCCAGTTGGACCGGCCTGTGTAGAAGCTGCGCCTGTTGGACCAGTAGTACCGATGTCGCCCGTTGGGCCAGTTGGGCCTGTTATGCCGTCGAGTCCAGCGCCGCCCTGCGCACCAGTTGGGCCTACCCCACCCTGAATACCCTGCGCGCCAGTGTCGCCTTGAATACCTTGTACACCCTGTGGACCAGTGGGGCCGAGTGGGCCCTGCACCGTTGAGTCTGCACCCTGCGCACCAGTCGGCCCTTGCGGGCCTAGGATCAGCCCGACGTTGGCCCACTCCGAACCGCTCCAGACATACAGGTTGCTATCAGCAACAACGACGTACGCATCGTTTATTTCAGCATCGCCGGGCAAATCTCCGACAGTAGCGACTTCGCCCCTGAACGTGATTGAAATACCCTGCGCACCCTGCGCACCCTGCGGGCCGGTAGGGCCAGCAACCGTAGAGTCAGCGCCTGTGTTGCCTGTGAGGCCCTGCGGACCGGTCGGACCTTGGATACCCTGCACGCCTTGCACACCTTGGATACCTTGCGGACCAGTCGCGCCCGTGTCGCCTGTGAGGCCAGTAAGGCCTGTGTCGCCAACGGGGCCAACGATCCCGCCATATGGCAGGCTGAGATACGCGTTCACCCCATCCCCGATTTTAAACTGGTTCGTGTCTGTCTCAAGGACAATCTCCCGGTCCGCAAGAACCGGGTTAAACTCAGTCCAACGGCCGAGCGTGTCACCGCGCAGCGCGAAGCCAATCGTGGAGGATGGGGTGATGGTCATTCTCAGGCCGCCTTATCGAGGGAGTAGAACTCCAAGTTACGCTTCAGGCGATCATCGCCGGGTTCTAACCCGCAGGCAATCTGCCCGTGTTCTACCGCTTCGTCCCGCTTCCCGAGGTGGTACGCCGCCAACGCTACAAGATCGTGCGGCTTCGCCCCCCAGACAGTCGGGTCCATGGTGTAGACCAGCGCTTTGTCCTTGATTGTCAATGCCTGTATAGCACAGTCATAGCTCAGCTGCCAATCCTCAGTTTTGCGCGCGAGGTCAGCCAGTTCGACCCATGGTTCACGGGTGCCCGGGGCTTCCTTGGTCGCCTTATCCAGCCAGACCTTGGCTTGCCCACGGTCGTTAAGAGCTTCATAGGCTTGGGCCATGACACGCATGGCGTAGCACCGCTCGTTCACCCAGTTGGCGTTCGGGTTCTCGAGGTACTTGTGCAGCGCCACAATGGAGTCGACCCACCGGCGATGGAACGTCAGCTCACGGGCGTAGTAGAACGCGTTGCGCGGACAGGCCGGGTCTTCCTTCACCGACAGCTCCAGCAGGTCTATGTACTGGCCACGACTCTTGGTTGGATCGGGGTGGTGGCTTACCAGCAGCATGTCAGTGTGGGCGTAGACCTCGTCGATCCGGGCGTCCGGACGTGGGTACTCGTGGCACGGGTGATGCCAGTGATAGCCGTGACGTGCGTGAATCTTCTCATAGAAGAACTCGATGCCTGCGCCCCAGTCGAACTTGTACCGCAGCCGGGTAGTCTTACCCAGTTCCCAAACGCGCTCGATCTCCTCGCGCCAGCCGGGCTCCAACCGCTCGTCGAGGTCGAGACTGATGCACACGTCGATGTCGCGTGGGATCAGCGCAAGCGCTGCGTCACGGGCTTTGTCAAACCGCCACGGGGTGATGCAGATTTCAGGCACGGTCGCACCGCACGCGCGGGCCAGCTCGACGGTCTCATCGGTGCTGCCGGTGTCGGCGATAAGGATTAGGTCCGCGTCTTGCGCGGACTCACAGAACTGTTCGACGAACGAGGCTTCGTTCTTGCTGATGGCGTATACTGCAATCTTCATGTGTCACTCTCCCGGTTTAGTTGGCCACTCGATGGTGTAGGGGAATCCCCCTTGGGAGGTTATGTCACGAAGTGCCTGCCGATAGGAAGCCCATTCGGTTGTCATGGTGCTGTCGCTCAGGGCCATCCAGTCGGTGTCTTGCAGCAGTCGGTTGCGTTTGGCTCTAACTCTTGCAGAGGATGCATTGTAATAATTTTGTTTTTCCTCTGGTGTCTTTTCGACAACCGACCACTCAAGATGCCACTTGTCACCTGCATAGGTGGGCGTGTCTGCTCGAACGGCTCTGTAGGTCGTTTCGTCGATGGATGGGGCGGCACCAACGACCACCTCAAATACCTCATAAGAGGCAAGCATTTCATCAGGTATGCGGCGAGGGAAAGATGTCTGCGGATGGTCTTTGTGCAAGTCTCCAATAGTATAAGGAAACTTTGTGACTTGTCCGTCTTGTGTTTTTGTGTAGGTCATAGTTGTATCTCCTTATGACGTGATATCTATAAGTTCTTCCGTGAGGACGGCAGGTGCGTCTGTCAGTACAGCAACAACGTCTGTTAAAACGGCGGGCGCATCGGTGAGTACGGCCAGTGCGTCTGTTAAAAAGGCGGGTGCATCAGTAAGTACGGCAGCTTCATAAGTAAAAGAGCGGTATCTCCCTGTCCCAGAACCATCGGGCGGCAGTTTAGCGATGAGGAGGTCATCGCCGCCAACACCGTCTGAGGTGGTCGGGCCCGCCACAATGATGTTGTCAGCCGAGTCTATGGCTACGGCATTGCCGGCTTCATTTACTGTTCCGCCTAGAGTCCGGTCCCATTGCAGAGCTCCTGCAGAGTTGTACTTAGCGATGAGAACGTCAACGCCGCCAGCACCGTCTGAGGTGGTATAACCCACCACAATGATGTTGTTGGCCGAGTCTATGGCTACGGCAGTGCAGCCGTCATTTCCTGTTCCGCCTAGAGTCCGGTCCCATTGCAGAGCTCCTGCAGAGTTGTACTTAGCGATGAGGAAGTCATTGCCACCAGCGCCGTCTGAGGCGGTAGAGCCCGTCACAATGATGTTGTTGGCTGAGTCTATGGCTACGGCAAAGCCGATTTCAGTTCCTGTTCCGCCTAGAGTCCGGTCCCATTGCAGAGCTCCTGCAGAGTTGTACTTAGCGATGAGAACGTCAAGGCCGCCAGCACCGTCTGAGGCGGTATAGCCCACCACAATGATGTTGTTGGCCGAGTCTATGGCTACGGCACGGCCGGAGTCACTTCCTGTTCCGCCTAGAGTCCGGTCCCATTGCAGAGCTCCTGCAGAGTTGTACTTAGCGATGAGAACGTCAAGGCCGCCAGCACCGTCTGAGGCGGTCTGGCCCACCACAATGATGTTGTTGGCCGAGTCTATGGCTACGGCATAGCCGACGTCACTTCCTGTTCCGCCTAGAGTCCGGTCCCATTGCAGAGCTCCTGCAGAGTTGTACTTAGCGATGAGGAGGTCATCGCCGCCAGCACCGTCTGAGGCGGTCTGGCCCACCACAATGATGTTGTCAGCCGAGTCTATGGCTACGGCACGGCCGATGTCAGTTCCTGTTCCGCCTAGAGTCCGGTCCCATTGCAGAGCTCCTGCAGAGTTGTACTTAGCGATGAGGAGGTCATCGCCGCCAGCACCGTCTGAGGCGGTCTGGCCCGCCACAATGATGTTGTCGGCTGAGTCTATGGCTACGGCACTGCCTCGGTCAGTTCCTGTTCCGCCTAGAAGTGCGATCCAACCAACAACCCCGCCGCCAGCAGCCTGTAACAGCTTTGTGCTAATACCGCTCATGCCATTGCACCCCCAGCTTGGAAGCCGTAGTAAGTCGTCCCACCATTAATTGTGAAAAATACAAACACGTCCGTCTCGCCGTTCGCGGGTGCATCAGGAGCCGTTCCACCCGCCCAGTCAACCGAGGCAGGCCATGCGATTATTCTTGTTCCGGATGCAGTGACTTTAAGTGTAAAGCCATAAGCCTTGGGAGACGTAGGTGGGTTGCTGAAGACGTACATAGTATTTGCCCCGACGGTGTGTGAAAACACGTTCCCTGTGGCAAGATTGACTGTCGAGCCCGTGATAGTCCCCACAGTCTCGTGATAATTTACCCGCAGCAATGGGTCAGGTACCGTTGCGTCTGACCCTGCGGGTCCTGTGTCCCCCTGCGGGCCTGTCGGGCCAGCGACTGTAGAGTCCGCACCAGTAGGGCCAGTATCGCCTTGTGGCCCTGTCGGGCCTGTGGGTCCAATCGTACCGGGATCGCCTTGGATACCCTGTGGGCCTGTCGGGCCTACGGTGCCCTCTGTACCGTCAAGACCGGCTGGACCAGTTGGACCAGTAGGGCCAGCGACTGTAGAGTCAGCGCCTGCGGGGCCAGTATCGCCGGTAGCACCGGTCGGGCCGGTAGGGCCAGCGACTGTAGAGTCCGCGCCTGCGGGGCCAGTATCGCCGGTAGCACCGGTCGGGCCGGTAGGGCCAGCGACTGTAGAGTCCGCACCTGTAGGGCCAGTATCGCCGGTATCGCCGGTAGCACCGGTCGGGCCGACTACAGTGGAGTCTGCACCAGTAGGGCCAGTCGGGCCAGTAGGGCCGGAGCCGCTTGGGCCAGTCGGACCGACTACAGTGGAGTCTGCACCAGTAGGGCCAGTCGGTCCAACGTCACCGGTCGGGCCGACTACAGTGGAGTCCGCGCCTGTAGCGCCTGTGGGGCCCACTGCACCGGTGGGTCCTGTCGGCCCGACTACAGTAGAGTCAGCACCCTGTGGGCCAGTTGGCCCTGTGGTACCCTCTGTACCGTCAACACCAGCGGGGCCGGTAGGGCCGGTAGGGCCTGCGACACCGGTTGGGCCGGTCGGACCACCGGGGGGGCCGTCAGCGCCGGTAGGGCCCGTTGGCCCAGCAATACCATCCACACCGTCAATACCTTGCGTGCCTTGTGGCCCTTCGGGTCCGGTTGGGCCGACGCTTACGCTACCTGCATTGATCCACGCCATTAGACACCATCCCAGATATAAAGATTTCCGTCAGCCTCGACGAGGTACGAGTCGTTGATCTCGTTACCCTCGGTTGGCAAGTCCTCGACAGTAGCGACTGACCCTTTGAAAACAATCGACGTGCCCTGCGGGCCGGTCGGGCCAACGATGCCGCCATATGGCAGGCTGAGATACGCTGTCGTGCCGTCGCCGACTTTGAACTGACCAGTGTCTGTCTCCAGCACAAACTCACGGTCCGCGAGGACCGGGTTGAACGAGGTCCAGCGGGCGAGCGTGTCGCCCCTGAAGGACAGCTGGAATACAGATGCACTGATCGTGTTCATGTCTGGGCGCTCCCGAGGTCAATCTTAGCCCCGCCGGTGTAATCCGTCTCAGCGTTGCCCGCGTCGATCAGCGTCGACAGCACAGGAGCAACACCGACCCAGCGGTCGCCAACAGAATAGTGCATGAGGTTGTCCTCACCCGCAACCACTGCGCCCTTGTACGCCAAAGGGTCCAGCTCGATAGGCGTGGTGTAGACCAAGGACCGGCCTACGGCGCGCTCGCGCCCGGATGCAAACTTTACGCTGCTCATGTAATCACCGTGTATTCTTCGCGTTGGTTGAGGACATAGGACAGATTGGCGATTGCGCCTTGAAAGTTCTCGGTCTTGAGGTCCAAGCGCTCCCCACTGCGCAGGTTCTGCTTGCCAAGCTCAATGACGGCAAAATCGTTCGGTGGGATGTCCATCCGGTTCAGGATCAAAAACTCAACGCCGTCTGCGTCCACGATTCGCGCCGACAGCTGCAGTGTCTCTGTTGCGTTGTTGGTAACCATCAGCGAGGTCAGCAGCGCTACGGCCTCGATAGTACGCTCAGGGTTGGGGCCAACCGCAGGGATTAGGTAGTCCGGCGTCTCCAAGACCGTCGTGTAGAACGACGGGATAACGACGCGGGCTACGTTAAATAGGTTGAGCGGTGGGCGGGGGGTTGTAATCGTAGGCATGTCAGGCTCCTAATGCTTGGATAAGCGGCAGAGTAATGTTCTGCACGCCACGTGAAAACGCCTGCCCATCGACAGTGCCGCGTTCGAAGTCCACCCGCAAGTCATCCCCGAGGTAGGTGTCCCCGAGCTCAGTCGAGAACGTGGCGTATATCCGGCCGCCTTCCAGTTTAAGGTTCGCAAAGGCTGGGTCGACAGCCTCACCCGTGCCACGCTGGGAGAACGGCAGCGAGTTGTAGTTCACCCCCGAGCCGACGTAGCTGAACTGTTGCCCAGTTGCTTCGACCACAGACGGGAACCCCAGTGTAGGTGGCGTCTCGACATTGGTCTTGATGAGCGTAATCAGCGAGTCCAGCATGTCCTCAGCCGGAGAGGTCAGAGCACAGCGTGCGAGGATTCGTGCTTGGATGATCTCCCAGCTGCGCAGGAATATTGGGAGGAGCCCAGCGTCGAAGTGGTACTCAGCGTTCCAGTTGAACAGGCCCTTCACAAAGAACTGCGCCCCGCGGTCTTGCCCAGACCGGAAGTCGTCCGACAGCTGCTTGAGGAGCGTGGCTGCATCCCGGCGCGTCAGCGCCTCGTTCTCAACGCTGAAGTTCTGGACCACAACAAACTCATCCGCGAGGAGCACGTACATCTCCTCGATGATCGTAGCCTGTTGCTCAAGGATTGCGTCTGCTGTTGCAACGTAGACGCCGCGCGGCTGCCCGACAGGGTCAGGGATGCGGATCGTGTTGCGGAACCCAGTCGCCACAAGCGCGTAGTCCCCGAAGGTGTTGTTGGAGTTGGCGACCGTAACCTGCCCGCCATCGAGACACCACAGGCCGTAGCGGCTCCAGTTCGTGAACACCGACACAAGCTGCACAAACGCGTTGCGTTTAATCAGGTAGGCGTAGCCGTTCGGGTTGATCCCTGTAAAGCTGTCGACCACCACGGACCGTAGCGGCGAGGAAGGCGCAAGCACAGAGCCGTCGGCCAGCAGGTTACCGCCGCCGCGCGGCATGAGCGGGTTACCCGCTGCACGGTCGATAGGCAGCGTCAGCTGGTCCTGCGTGAAGTTGTGCAGCATAGAGCAGTCAGAGATGTACGGTGAACGGATGATGACCGCACCGGGCTTAAACACAAACGCAAAGCCTTTCGTGGGTGGGTAGTCGTACTCGGGCTGCGTGGCCACGCCGTTTACCTTGCGATACAGTTCCGGGCCGACAGTAAAGTAGCCCCCCTCAGCAACTGCTGCGAGGCCGGAGTCTTCGTTCACGTAGTCTGGCGCTGAGTCATGCTGCAATCCGGTAAACGTAAACCCGCGGACTTTGACGCCGCTGTTCAACAGGAACATGTTGTTCTGTGCCAAACCATTGGGCAGCGACAGCTTCGTTGCACGTAGGTCGTACCCGTACAGCAGGCAGTTCACAGGGACTTCTGTGTCCGGCTGAACCGTATACTCACCGGGGTAAACAATCACACCACACGGGACTTCGAGCGCCGCGGCTTTTGCAAGCGCCACGCCAATAGTCGCCAATGAGGCGCCGAGGCTAGTCCCCGTGTTTGCATCGCTGCCGCCCATCGTCACGTAGAAAGTGCGCTCTACAGTGTACGAATCAGCAACGCCAGCCCCAGCAGGGATCATACCTGCAGGCCACTGGAAATCGGAAGGGATTACGATTTCATCCGCTGAGACAACCAGCGGCGTAGGTAGCGCCGTCGGCGCCAAGCTCAGCGTATCTAGGTCTGTCTCGTGGCCGGCCCCGTAGGACCTATACCACGCGATGCCGTAGCGCGCGGACTGCGGAATGTAAACGTCGTAAACTTCGCCGCCCGGAAACCCGAGCGAATACGAGAACTCTCGCCGTAGCGAGCTTACCAGCAACGTGTTGTCTGAATGGACAACCGTCTCGCCGATCTTGTTGTTGAAGCCGTTGTACCAGTCGATACCCGCGGTAAGGCCGTCGTTAGCAGGATCGCCGCTGTCCGTGAACCGTTGATACCCAAGGCGTAGTGTGTACGTCTGGCCGAGCTCAAGCGGGACAGAGTACTGCATGTACGCAGTCCCCATACCAGCGAACCGGTAGACTTTTCCGTTCAGGCCGGTGGCGAGCGCGCCGCCCGTCAGGGTAAAATAATCAGGGGCATCACCGGGGCGATGCTCACGGAACAACGCGGTTGTGCTAGTCAGGTTTCCCACGGTCACGCGCAGCTCGACAAGGCTGCCCGGGCCAAACGCTTGCGGGATCGTCTCCTCGGCGCCGCGCACAACAGTCAGCACATCGCCGGCCCGCGCTGTAACGTCCACGATCTCAAAGGTATTATCTGTTGCCACGATGGTGGTAAAGAAACTTTCGCCCGCGCTCAGCACAGGGAACGCAGCACCAGTACCCGCAGCCAGTGTGACCTGCGTGTCCGTGTCGGTGATAGCGACAGCGAGAAACCCGCGCGCGTTGTTCTTCAGTTTAACCGCCATTAACAGACTCCGTCATCATACGAAGGGCCGCATCTGAACTGCCATAGTCCCACGCATGTTGCCCAAATTAGCACGTGCCCTGCGCTCTGTCACGTGTGAAAGGTACTGCTTGGCGTGGTAGGAGGCCAGCTCTCGGTCACCCCACGCTTCGTTTGGTAATACCAGAAGTTCCTGCAAAGCACCATGGAACAATACGTCTTCGATCTCATCAAATAGATATTGTGGCATACCGTCGGCAGTTCGCTTTGGCTTCAGAGCGTACACCAGCCGCAGCCGGTACGTATCGTCGTCGTCCGGAAGGGGTAGCAGGATGTACTGGTCTGGAGTTAGCTGCGTCATTGCACGTGGCTCTGACGCCCCATCCAGTGCCGCCTCAGGCATCTGGAACACCGCCCCAGCGTTGAGGCCCTGCTCGTTGTAACCCGCCTCGTTGAGCGCTCCTGAGCCAGCCCATAGCTCCTCGTACGGCACACCTGCGTACAGGTCGGCCCACTGCGGGTATTTGTGCAGGGCTTGCTCCAGTGTCAGCCGCTCCAGCGGGCTGTCATTGATGGTTGCTTCGAACACAACATGGACGTCGGTGTTCTGTGGCTTGCGGTAAAAGTACTCGTGCACACCCGGGCTCACGATTGCCGTAGGCTCAGCGTGCCGCCAGAACAGCGTGCGCTCGCAAGACCGGATCGCAGTGTTGCGGATCGCCTGCTCCATGAGCGGCTGCGGGCACCCCGGTACACTGGAGTTAATCCGCGGGATGAGTGAGCTGAACGCGCGATCTGCCATTACACCACCTGTTTCGGGTCTAGGCTGCCCGCGTCTGTGTCAGTCAGCTGCTGGGTTTTCATGTCAGCGATGAGGTCTTGGATGAACGCATCGTTGAAAAGTTTCGCCCGCCCAGAGTTCACGTGCTCGTCGTCAATCGACTGGGTCAGGTACACGATGCCGTTTATAAGCGTCGGCATGTACGCATCGCCGGGCACAGTGATCGTGTCCCCCAACGCATACGGCGCAGGTGTCTCAGAATACTCGGCAACCAGAACGGTGCCGCTCTGGGGCGCCGGGTACAGGAAGAACAGACCGGGGTTCCGGACATGCCGAACGTAGTTCACAGGTACCCCCGCGGACGACGAGCGCCACATCGGGGCTGTCTGGTCGAGTGCGTCCTTGTTCACCTCGGTGATTACCCCGCCGCCCTGCACGTTGTAGATTTCTACAAGGCGAATAGCAGTGGTAGGTATGCGCTGTATCACAGTGCCAGCGACAGTCGGGATTTCCCCGATCACAGTGAACAAGTCTGGCCGAATCGTGGCCATCCGTCGTACGGTCTGATTGAGGAAACGCAGCAGCACCGCATCGGAGTACCGATACGGCGCGCGAGTATCCTGCACCAGCGTGCGGACTTCGGTTATGACCTCAGCAACTGTCATTCAGGCAGGTCCCTTGACGCGTCGGCTTCTATCTCGGGCGAAGTATACTTCGGTTCTTCCGGGATGTCATCTGTCGAAATATCAAGACCCGTTGCGCGCTTAGCGCGTGTCTTCTTGACGAGCTCCTTAGGTACCGAACGCTCGGGGAACGCTTCTTCCTCGGTGACTTCAAAGAGCTTGGGGTTCCGTGACAGGTCTGGGGTCCACCCGAAGATGTACCCATCGTCTGCGTGCTTGAGCCAACGCTGTGTCATTTTTTGGTCCTTTTTCCTGAGGGTTTTACTGGCCAGCTCTTTCGCTCTGGTCCGGTCTTCTTGGTAGACATACTACGTTTCTCCGCAGCAGTCATCTTGCTTGCTGCTTTCTGCGGTCTGCAGGCTGGGTACGAGCGACTGGACTTCTCAGACCCGGAACGGCCGCAGGGCTTGCCGGTCTTCACGTCGACCCACTTCTCCCCGAACCATTTGCCGAGGCCGCCCTTGCTCATTTCTTCACCCGGTTGTCTGGGCCTTTCCAACCGCCGCCGCGCTTCTTGTACTCCTTGGAGGCCCACGCATTAGCGTACGCGCTCGGGTACACATCGAACTTCTTCTTGGCCTGCGCCTTGACGCTCGACCAAAGCGATGGGTTGGTCGGCTTGGGGGAACCTTTGTCTGCCATCAGCACTTCCACGCTCTGAGGGATTTATTGATCCGGCTGTTCGGGTCGTTGGCGGTCTTGGCAGAGGTGAGCTTTTTCTTCATGCCCTCCATCCGCGCGCAGAACGACTTCTTACGCGAGCCGCCCTCAGGCTGCGGGGCCTTGAGTCCCGGCTTACCCGGGTTGGCCTTGTTGTAGGACGCGCGCCCCTTGGCGTTCAGGCCCCCCTTCGGGTCCTTGCCTTCCTTGCGGGTCCAAGCAGGGCTCTTAGCCATTACGCAATCCTATTCACTACGAGGATAACCGCAGGTATCACTGGGCGGTTGTAGGGCACAGTCTGTGCATCTACATGGTGCAAAGCCACCCCGGCGTTTTCCACAGCAACGACGACTTCAAGGTACTGCCCCGCTGTGACTTGTAGGAGTCCGGTAACAGCCTGACAAGTAACGCCGCCGTCAGAAGACTTGGGTATCACCAGCTCAGACGCTGAGTTCGGGATGTCCGTACCGTTCAGTCGGAACCACACCTCCGCGTCGTGGTCATTGCTATCGGTGTTCTGAAACTGAAGGCGGGATGCAATCTCGTACACCCCTGCAGCCGCAAACGTGATCCGCGTACTGCTCGTGACCGACACCCCAGCTGCAAGCCCGGTTGTGTCGAACTCTACAACTGTAGCTGTATCTGCAGTAAATGTCTGGTCGCTGAGGTCGTAGAAGATTCCGTGCGCCCGCCCGGTCACGTCGCCAAAGGCCACGCTGATTGGGTCTCCGGGCTGCAGCGCGCTATCAGCCAGCGCACCCTGCGCGGCTGTGGCGGAGTCTCCGGGCTGCAGCGCGCTATCAGCCAGCGCACCCTGCGCGGCTGTGGCGAAGTCGCCTGTGTCATCCAGCGCGGCAGTCCCGAGACCAAGCTCAGCCCGCGCCTGCGCGGGGTCAGTAAAATCTATCTTGGGGATAACCACCGAGCCAGTCCCATTGGGGCTCAAGGTGATGTCACCGTTCTCGTCAATGCTGCTGATCGTGTTGCCCGCGATGCGTACGTTGCCAGCCGAGGCGGACACTGTACCGACCTTCAGGGCTGTGGCAACGCCCGTGCCGCTGTAGACGACCTTCTCGGTAGCCGCCGGCCCGCCGTCGACGTGCAGCAGCTGGCTGTACGTGTCTTTGATTTTGTTCGCTGTCAGGTTGGTAGTCATCGCGCACACCCCAAATGGTAGGTGGGGCCCCGAAGGGCCCCGACCGTTATGTTACGTTTGGAATCGTGCCGAGATCGGCACCCATGTTGACCACGGCCAGCGACACTTTGATGCGAGCTGCATCGGTAGCGGCTGTGTTGACAGTCAGCAGTACGCCTGTGTCGACTGCAGCGTAGTACGCCCCGGTCGCCAGAGCGGCGGTGGTGCCGACTGCAGCGTTTACGTCAACATCGTTGCCCCAGAGCGCGGGAGTACCCGTCACACCAAGGTCGATGGTAGCTACTGCGCCTTCAGCACGTACAACAGTGACGGCAGTCGCCACCACGTACGCACCTGCGGGCAGAGTGCCAATGACCAGCGTGTCCGCGGCTCCCAGAGCAGCGGCGCTTGCAGCAGAACGAGCTGCTGCAATCTTGGCGAAGTCGAGATCAATCTCGATGACGCTCACGCGGTCGGTGTAGTTGGCTGTGAAGCCTGCGGAGTTCTTATAGAACCCCAACGAGTCGGTGTAAGCAACCATTGGTCAGCCCTCCTTACGCGAAGTTTACGACTGCAGTGGACAGCGCCTCAGGCTTCACAACCTGATAACCGTACACCTGCATACCGCGGATGATATTGCCGAACGTCGACTGAGCACGGATAGTTTCCATCTCGGTCATCTGTGTGGCAAAGGTGAAGCCCATCTTGTGGCCAGCGATGACCGAAGTATTACCACCGGTAACATTCAGGTTGTGGCTAACGTAGATGGTGAAGCGGTCGATCATGCCAAGACGGCCGTTGCGCAGCGGAGTAGTGCTGTCACCGGTCAGCGAGGCATCCTTCAGCTCGGACTTCTTAATGAGGCCCGCAGCACGTGCTGGGATCACAAGAAAGCGGTCGCTCTCGGGGCAGTTCGCCTCGTCCAGCACAGTACCCATATCGACGATCAGGTCGACGATGGACACAGTCGAAGACACGCCGTCCTTGGTGATGGTCAGCGGAGCGCCAGCCGTACCAAGGTTAAACGCGCTAGACTTAGCACCGGCAGTGACGCCGCGGTTGGATGTGCCTACGCCGGGCAGCAGATCGGTCAGCACGCGCTGGTCGATCTTGATCTTCATCTGCTCGGATGCGTCTTTCGACCACATGTCCATCAGATTAACATCGGTCTGCACCTTATCCACATCGTCTTCGATGCATGAGAAGTACTCGCCTTTGTCGATGACCAGCTGAATCTTCGGCTTGTCAGGGTTTTCTACGACAAGGTTCTGGCCCTTGACGTATTCACGGATCGTGATGTTGGGCTGAGTACGGATATTAACCGTATCGCCCATGCTCTTGATCTCGCCTTCGTAGTCGGTGTTCGAGATCGCTGCGAGCACAGTGGCGTCGTAGAAGTTCTCGATCAGTTTGCCGGACCAAATCTCAGGGATGAAGTTCCCGGAGTAGTTGGGCCGGCCGGGGGAAACGGGGTACGCCATGTTGGGCTCCTATCTAACCGTTGGTGATGCGACCTTCGCGCTGTGCGGCGAAGATGTCACGTTCAATGCGAGCACGCTCCTCGTCCTTGCCCTTGAAGCGCCCTTGACGGACATCCGCGTAGAACTGCGCGATGGCCTCGGGGTTGTAGGTCTTACCGGGTGAGCCGCTCGGGGTACTACCCGACCGCCCTTTACCGGGGGAGACTTGCTTCTCAAGCTGACTTGCGGCGGCGTGCCGAGTGGTCTGAGCAACAGATTGGCCTGCTTGGCCCTGCCAAGTCTCAAAGAACTGAGCAACGCGGCGCGCGTCTTGACTGCGCTGTGCGTTGTCGAGGAAGGTCTGACGGGTCAATCCCGACAGTGGGTCTACCTCTAACAGCCAACTATGGAACCCTTGGTTGGCATTGATATCACGCCAATCTGGCGCAAGCCGTCCTAGTTCCGCCCAAAAACTCTGCTCAGCAGAATGTGCTTGGTTCTGCACAACCTGCTCTACACGGGGGAGTACGCTTGTCTGGAGCTGGCGGAGTGTACCACGCAGTTCCTCGATCTCTTTAGCCTGTGCCAGAGTTTCCTCACGGGTAACTCGCCGCATCAGATCAACAGAATCGCCGTAATCCTCCACGTCCTGCTCTGTTACGAACTTCTGACCAGAGTCAATCCGGGTCGTCGGTTGCGCGGAGAGCGTAGACATGAGCTGTTCTATTTGGGTCAGTCGGGTGCTCAACTGCTGGTTCTCGGCCCGTAACCGGGCTGTATCAGCGTTATACATACCCTGAAGGGTGCGGTAACGCTGCTCAGCAGTCTCTTGGGTCTGGTTGTCCTTTTGCCCGTGCTCGGTAGGCTGGGACGCGGGTGCCTCCTCCGTCTCACTGTCGGCTTCTACAGGCTGTACGAGTTCCTCACCTTCCGCTACCTCAGTAACGGAATCGGTGTTGAGTTCTTCATACAGCTTGGCGACGGCCTCAGACTGTTTACGGACTTGTGCTGGCATAGCCATGTTGAACGCTCCTCTCGGTGTGCGCGGTTAAACGGTCAGCTACCCCTCATGGGCTCTGCTACCAAATCAGGGGCCTGTTGCGCGAGCTTGTACATCTCGCCTAGAACCTGACATCGCCCCTGCGCAAATGCCACGTTCTGCGTTACGTTGGGTAGCCTGTCCAACTCGTGACGCTGCCATTCTCCCAGCCAGTTCAAGACTTCTGGGTATTGGCGCATCGTGATTGCAATAGCCTTCACAACGTCAGGGGAGGGCCGGATCATCCTGCACCCCCTGTATTCTGGTTACTCACGACATTCGCTGCAGTACCACCAGCTTGGGCTCCGCCGGGCTGTAGTGTCTCTGGCGAAGGCTGCCCCTGCGGCGGGGCCGCGGCAGCCGCAGTACGCGCGGTGAACTCCAGCTTATCCCGTGAGGGAATGATCTCATCGGTTGGCATCTGCAGTCCCTTGGCCACTTCCCGCAGGATAGCCGCACGACCTTCGATGCCAATGATCTGCATGTCTATCTCGTTCGCAGTGGCGTTGAGGAACTCAAGCCGCCGCACGTTGACAGTCTCTTTGACTGCGAGGTTGACAGCACCACGCGCGATAACTTCTGCGTCGCCCTTGATGCTCTCGTCCTCGTCGTACCGCATGTTGTACACGAACTGGCGGTGCACGATGGCGTAGATCACATCGTTGTCGATGTGCATCACGACCTGCCGGATACCCTTACCCGCGGAGCCCATCAACATCGACAGGCCCGAAGCTGTACGCCCCGCACCCTGCACGTTGGTGTCGCCGTAGATGTAGGACGGGATACCGCTGTGGTCGTCAGCCATCTTGGAGAACCGCTCGTAGACCCCAAGCAACTCATTGGCCCGAGAGTCTGGCTGGTTGAACCGCACAGCTGGTGCGCTCGACCCCAGCGGGTCGTTCATAACCTGCCAGATTTTCCACGGGTGGATTTGGGTGATGTCTTCGTTCGGCGGGATGCGCTCAAGGTTGACCTCGACCTGCGGGCCTGAGGCAATTGCCATGTTGTTGACCAGCGCGCGGACGGCGGCGTTACACACGCCCTGAATATCCTCAATGATCTCAGGGATACCGCGGCCCCAGAACGCCCCGGGCGTCTTGATGAACGACGTCTTGGCGTAGGGCTTCTCGCCCAGCGGATCGTAGTTGAGGACCGCCTTGATGACGTACTTACCGACAGTCCACACATTGGCGTCGTGCTCGCGAGCTTCGTCCGGGACTTCTTCGTCGCTAAGCCCCCACTCGCGCAGCATTTTTCCGCTCACTTTACCCCAAAACTCTAGGGCATCGTACATATCGGTCGGGCGCATCTCGGTGTAGAACTTGCGTTCCTCCTCCTCGCGCTGCATCTCGATGTGTTCTTGAATCCATGATTGCGACGGGCCTTGGTCCAGCGTCGCGCGGATCGCCTCGTCGTCGTAGCCCGGCACGCCTACGAGGTCCGCCAGCTGTGTCCTGCTCAGCTTGTGTAGCTCGAACAGGTACCCGTCGTCGATGTGTGTGACACCCGGCTCAGGGTAGATGTTGAACGGGCTGACCCGCTCGTACTCTGGCGCCAACCGCTCGCTGGCCGCGACCTGCGTGGTACCGTCCGGCCCTTTGGTCCACCCCAGATGCCGCTGTCGCCGCACGATGGGGCCTTTGATGAACGCACACGGGAACGTGACAAGGTCGGTGATGAACTCGTTGAAGGCTTCAGACCAGCCGCCCTGAGCAAACTGGTCGTCGATCTTAATCTTCATGCGGTCGACAGAGTTCTGCGCGGCCTGCATAATCTTGAATCGGTACTCTTGCGCGACCAGCTCTTTGAGCTCTGCCATCTGCGCTTGATCCGGGGCCATGCCGGTGGACTGAACCATACCCACAACCTTCTGCGCAAAGCTGGATTCCAGCTCCGCGGTCTGGTCTGGTGACAAGTCAGGGATCGGCGTCGTCATCATGTCCCACGGAGGTGTCCCGTTATCGAGCAGGATGTCCCGCAGCCAGCTCTCGGCCGCCCGGCACTTCACCTCAGTAATCATCATGTAAACTTCAGAGCCGCCTTGCTCTCTGATCTGCGACAGTTTGTTTGACTCGTACTCACCGTTGCGCTGGCGCATGGCCCGCAGCATGATATCCTCGATGGGCTTCTTGGCGAGCTGTGCAGCTTCCCAGCAGGTGCGGACGTACGCACCCAAGCCCAGAATGAACGGATCATTCTGCCGCGCCTGTACCTCACGGTCGATGCGCTCCTGCTCCTCACGGGCAAGATCGTCATTATTTAGGACGCGTAGTAGGGACAGCCCAGCCATGGTACTCCGTCAATCACTGACCAATTTGTTTGCAGTATACACACGCTTTGTTTTTCCAGCAAGCCAAGAAAAAATCCCCCACCGGGGAGGCCGATGGGGGAGTCTAGGCGGTGTCGAGCAATGCCCACTGGGAGGAGTAGGACGGTCGTGACGAGTTCCTAATACTACGTCCAGCCGGCGGATGCAACACGTTTTACTTCCCGCCGCTCTATCATGTGCTGCCCTTCTCCCGCGGACGCAATATGTAGCATCAGGTACTGCAGCGCTTCGGCCACGTGGCTGTGTTTGTTCTTATCCACCCCGCCGTTCTTGTCGAACCGGTAGCCGCCCATCATGGCAGCCTTGAGGCGCATGCACCTTGGGTCGAGCAGGAACCCCGGGTCACCGTCGACCTGCCGCATGAGGAACTCATCCACGGAGTTGATCCGCGCGCTGACCTTGTTGGTCTTGGCTGGGATGACCCGCAGCCCTTCTGCCTTGATGATGTCGACCGCGGTCCGCTCGTCGGTCTGCGCCCGCTGCGTACCCGCCGGGTCGACGACGATCAGGATGGGCGCGCCCGGGAACCGCTCGTAGAGCAGTGGTTTGAGCATCGTCCGCACGAAACGCTGAATCCCCATGTCGAAGCTCACCAGCTCGTCGAAGATGAGCGCCCGGCCCCGCGGGTCCTGCTGCCCGATCACTGCCGCTGGCGTCAGCCCGAGGTCCATCCCCACCACGATGGGTCGGGTGCCGTTGCTGATCGGCCGCAAGGTCTGGCCGGCCATGTGGTAGTCCGGCCGGAAGTACTGGTAGACCGGCTTGCCGTTGCTGCTCAGCCCGTACTCACCGTCGATGAAGACCCGGATGTACTCCTCGCTGCGGCCTTGGGTGTCGTAGTACCCATCCGGCAGGTTCTCGATGTTCTCGGCGTAGACGCTCCGCCCTGAGGGCTGCTTGAACACGTCCCAGCCGTTGTCGTTCGTACTGACCCCGTCCTTGGGGTCAATTTTCTCCATCTGGTAGTACCACCACGTGTCCATCGTGGGCGGGTTGGTGTCCCCCCACATCCCATACCACGTCGGCCCGCCGTCCTTGTTGGACGGGAATCGCCCGATCCGTTTGGACATCGCGTCCACGATCTCGGGGTGGATGTCCCTGCACTCGTTGAACCACGCGAAGGTAAGTTCGAGCGAGTTGAGGTTGGCCACGTCGTCCGCGTCGTCCAGCGCCCGGAACATAATCTCACACTCGATGTCACCGACCTCGAAGAAGTAGGTCTTGGTGGTGCGCATGTACCGCCCACACACCCCCGGCGGGAACCAGTCGAGGAACGTCTTGATCGTGGTATCCTGCAGCTGCCGCGCCGTCTCACGGACCACAGCCGCCCGTGTCCTGCGCTTACCTGTGTTGGCGTCCGGCAGCTGTGCTGCTGCCCTGCGGATGATCTCGAAGCTGCATGTCACCGACTTGCCCGAGCCCACAGGGCCTATGAGCGTGCGCATCTTGGCGTTGGATTCCATGAACTTTTGCCCTGTGGGCGGTGGGGTGTAGTCAATCTCAAGCGCCATCAGTGAACCTCCCGTTCACGACCATCGAGTGAGTGGTGGATATAGACCAACTCCTCTGCCTCGTCGTCCAGTGTCGGTCCACACCAGCAGTCTGCCGAGCACTCGTGCTCCTTCAGATCGTTCAGGGGGATTACATGCCAGTCGCCTACACCCTCATCCATGCCCGTGCTCCCGCGCCAATATCACCACGATCTCCCGCGGCCGGCCTTCTGGGCGGCGGTGCGTTCTGCCACGTGGGGGGACGATCTTCGTCCGGTACGAGTGGCCCGCGCTCTCAAGCGCATGGCGTAGGTCTTCATGTTCTTGAAGCGTTTGCAAACGTGCTGCAGGGGCGCCCTCATACGTACTACTGAAAATCGTCTGAATCGAGTTCATAGGCTTCCCCTTCCACGTCCGCTGTCAGGGTCATGGGCGGTGTATTGTTCCCGAAGTTGATGTTGATCTTCACACCACCGCCGCCAGCCGCGGTCTCCTCGGTCTTGGCTTCCAGCCCGGCCCACTTGACCGTGGACTTGATGAGGTCAGCCTTGACTGCTGGGGATACATCCGGGCTGTGGATCAGCCCCCAAGACGTTGTGAGGAGCTCCTCAGCCTGCGCCCGAGCCTTGAGCTTGAAGGTCATGCCCTTCTCTCGGATGTCCTCGCGGTAGGATTCCACGCGCTTGAGAAACACCGGGTCCTTGTTGAACACCAGCAGGTCCGAGGCGGTTACGCCGTGCCGGTCCTTGATCTCATCCAAGTCCTCCCCGCTGCCCTCTAGGGCAAGGGCGATGTCGAACGTCAGACGGTCCGACCATTTGGTGTGATGCAGCGGGTATGTGTCCATGGCGCTAAGATAGCGCGGGGTGGTGGGGTCTGACAAGGGGGTATGCAAAGTATACAGTTTGGTTTCTGGGAGGCTCGAAAGTATACACGTTCCTTTTTCTGGCCTGTGCTTTGCGAGGTTTACTACACTATGGGGGGGCCAAAGATTTCTGTGTCCGACTGCCCCCCCCCCGCCTGCCCCCCCGCCTGCCATGCCGCGCATGATGCGGCGATGCGCACGGCGCGCACGATACACGGCAAGCCGTGAAACCCCTATAAAACAGGGTGATTTGACAAGCCGTGTAATCTATGTTCTAAATAATTCATCGAAACGGCAACGACTAGCTGGATCGGTAAGGGCAAAAGCCCGCGCTGTTTGACATCGTTAACTGCACCTAGGGACGTGATCCCGATGATGGGATCATGCTCTTTCAATCTTAATCCTCGAAAGGGAATGACTATGACTAAGCGTAATGCATCCGAATTAGAGTGGGTTCAAGTTTCTTTGGAAAACAATGCAGCACTCGCCAAGCGGCTTGACGCCGTGCGGCTTGCTGAAAAGGATTACAAGGATACTAAAGCATCTTTTGAAACGCAATTTGTTGCTGCTGCTCGCAAGAAAGGCGCCCTCGACGAGGGTTTCACTCTTGCCTTTGGATACCGTTTTGGCAAGCTATCGGTCGCCAAGGTTTCAGAGCAAGAACAACGCATGACTAAGGCAAGCACCAAGCCTGTCTTTAAGCTCTAATCACAACGGCCAGCCCGCAAGGGCTGGTCACCTTTTAATCAGGAGAAATACTATGACTATGACTAAGAAAGAACTAGCACGCCAAGAGAACTTGGCGGAAACAGTAGCCGAAATCATGGCGCGTATACCAGAAAGTTGGTACGGTCCAGCTCGGAAAAAATACCGCGTAAGGAAAAAACCCGAGGCTTGGAAGCAAAAAAGTCTAGACTTGGAAGGTTTGGAAGCCAAGCGACTCGCTTACATCCGTCCCCAGATAATCTGGGTACTATGAAACTAACAGGCAAGGCGCGCAAGCGCCCTGTCCCTAACATCAACAGGAGAAAATACTATGGCACCACGCATTGATATTAAGCTGCAGCAGCTGCAGTACGACGGCTATGTTAGTCGCATTGGCCAGATGGAAGCGGAACGGTATCTCGCGGCCCGTGAACAACCACCGACACGCGGCAACATCCGCACCGCACTTGCGCTCAACATCCTCGTCGTACTGATTATTATAATCAGCATGGCACTCTAACAACCAACCCGTCTGGCGAAAGCTGGGCGGGTTTTCTTTTGTCTACTTTCTAGTTCTCGTCGCTGCGCTCCGCATACGTCGGGGGTCTTTAGCCCGAAACTGTACACACGCGCGCCCCGTAGTATACATGTAAACTTAGGAGTCAATAGTATACATGTATAGTTAAAGTATACGTGTATACTCTCAACTAAGTATACACTTTACACTTGTAACCTATTGAAAACAAACAACTATCTATTTTTACCCCCGAACTATCTACTTTTTTTGGGGTCGAAACCTTACATTTCGAGGGCCCGTGTATACCGGGATTTGTGTAAGGTTTGCGGTATACACGCGGAAAAACCGTGTGAAACCAAGGGGATAGAGCGTGTTTAGTGTATATATACATTAGGGCAACTATCTAACTATCTATCTATCTACTCATATATTAGCCCTTTCATGCGCGAATATATTCACAAGTATACACGCACCTGCACTAAAAGATGGAGCCTCTACTGAAATCCGCGTAGATAGTTAGATA